GTTAATGTATTATCTGCTGTTGGATTTGTCACCACTAAAGTCGTTTCGTGAGCGTCAACACCAGTACCTTCAAAAATTAAACTTGTCCCAACATACACACTTCTCCAAGATTGAGTATCTTGCCCTAAATCAAAAGCATTGTGTGTATTAGGGATAATATTTGAATTTACATCAGCATTAAGTGTAATATTATCAGTAGCAGCGTCACCCATTGTAATATTGCCAGTTGCGACAATATTTCCTGTGACCGTCATCCCAGTAGAAGCGACTGATACAACATTTGTACCGCCTATTGTTATATCTACTTGATCTGCAGCCCCAAAATATATACCAGTGTTTGTATCACCTGTATTTGTAATTGAAGGTGCTGCGGCAGAACCATCTGGAAAACTTGCAATACCTGTAATTACAGGATTAGCTGCAGGAGCACTACTACTATTTAGGGCAACAACCGCCTCAACCACATCCGTTGCGGATGCAATCATTCCCGAAGCGCCGGTTACACTTGCAATATCACCTACATCAACAGCGAGTTCATTAAACTCGACTCTAAACTGTTCTAGAGTATTTGCTGTGGTTACTGTTCTATCTGCCATTGTTATCTACCATTTTACTTAATAAGTTTTTTATTTCTTTAAAATCTTCTCTTAATTCGTTTACTTCTCTAACTAATCCTCTAACTGTTTCTTTTTCTATTCTTTTAGTAGAGACTTTTCTCATATACATTTCATAACCAGATTTATCTTTATTTACTATTGCAGTTGATTTTGTATCTCTAACTAAATTCTCAAAACCTTCTACTTTTAATTCACTCATTATACAGCCAATGCAATTCCTCTCAGGTCTTTAATTCTAGGAACAATCGCACTATTAGTTCCTGTCAGTACTACTTTAAGTTGGAATGCAGTAAATTCTTCTAGATCACTTGCACTAAATTTATATTCATTAAATGTATTATCTTCTTCAGCCTTAGTGACCGTTGTATCTTCCACACCAGTTGAATTAAATGGTGTAAATGCGATATCTTGTAATCTTCTTGTTTCACTAGATCCTGTCGTTCTAAAATAAACTTTCATTTCAGAATCATTCTGAACATTTGCACTTATACGAATATCTAATGCAGTTGATGGATTATCTAAATTAACCGATCTAGTTAAATATTTTGCAGCCCCACTAGTTTGGCTTGCATTTGTTTCAGCAACAAAATCTGGTGTTGTACCACTTACTGGATTATTTATTCTATTTTTGGTTACGAATACACTCATTGATTCTGTATCAATCACAGGAGTTAAATTATCTTTAGTAGTTGTTAGATCAAGAGTTGTCCAGAAAGATTTATTACCACTCATTTCATTTGTTTCATTTATAGATGAAGCAATAGTATTAGGAACACTAAATAAAATATTTTCTCCTATAGGCACAGTCTCAGCGTCTGTGGATGCAGTTAACGAATAAGCAGTTTGTGAGCCATCAATGGACTTACCAGTTGTAGTTCTTATCTTAGTTGTAATTGATGTGTTAGGCAACGCCATAGTAGGCACAAATAATTGACAGTTATCTAAATGTCTATCTTGAGTAGCGATAACAGCAGAACCACCAGCATTTCCAGTTGCATTTGCATTTGAAGCGACTGTAATATCATAAGTATCGTGTGTAATATTTGAAATTGCAGTATGTGTTTTGTTAAATGCACTTGCGGCGATATTATTAATAGTTGATCCTACACCTGATATGGTTACATTTGAACTTGTACTATGCATACCGTGGTTAGGGTGAGACACTCTCACTACAGCAGAACCACTAGTTGTCTTAAATGGATTTGCAGCCAATGTTCTACTCGCAAGAGTATCATTAACTAATGTGACCGAACCAGTTTTAGTTGTATCAAATTTAGCACGATTTATTGTAAATTTTAAATCTTTTTCTTGACTTGCATTCCAAGTAGAACCATTTTGTGATTTAAATAACACACCCATTGATGGTTGTTTAGAGACTAATCTACCACTTGATAATGCTTTCTTGCCAGTTTCAGCAACATATACTGTATAATCAGTTGTATTAGCAAGTAAAACTACAGCGTGTTCTACCGCATTTGATAAGTAAATAGGACTATCGAATGTAAATCTTGTTGCAGTTTGGCCATCGTCAGAAATATTTACATCTGAAGGAATTAGTGTTTTAGTTGCAAGAGGAATTACTCTATGACTAGGATATCCATTTACTACTGGTCTTATCTGAACGGTTACAGGAATATTTGATGATTTTGTTTTAAAGAAAACATCTAATGAGGTTATAAATGCACCACCATCACTAGGCACAACAAAAGTTTGTGCTAAAGGATCGGTCGCCTGGAAAGTAGTTCTAGTAGTAGTATTTGTTTGTGTAGATACTCTATCTTCATTTACATTGGTTCTAACAACCTGTGCCTCTCTAGTTGATACAATTAATTCCTGTTTAGTTTCAATTATACCAGAAGCAGTATAAGTTGATTCAGCTGAAGTACTTACATCAGCAGCCGTTGCTGAATTTGTACTAGAAGAAGTTAGTTTAAATACTCTTTCACCTGTACGCCATCTAGGATTAGAATCTACTTTAGGATCAGGAATAGCGAATGTGCCGGTTACAGCGCCGTTAGCGTTTGTAATTAATGAACCACCAAGAGACCCGCCATTCGGGGTTACATATGAGGTAACAGCAACATTATCAAAGAAAGGATAAACTCTTGTACTAGGTCTTAATGTATTTGCAGTAAAGGTTATAGTTCTTGATCTTACGAATGGAACAAAAGCAACATTTATAGTTCTATCTCCATGACTTCTTGATACTGTTCTAGGAACTATTGAAGTTCTAATTCCTGTTCTTACCTGTCCTACTCTTGTTGTTGTAGTATCAGTAGTGGTAATTCGTAACCTTCTTGGATTGTTTGTAGCATTCATTGTTCTAGTTCGTGAATGACTAGGTCTTCCAGACCAAGTAGTTTGCCATTCATTCCATACTGTACCTAAAGAATCAGCCAGTTGATTTGATACTGTAGCAAACTGATCCGTTCCTTGAATGACCATGTCTGGTGCTCGTTCTACTTCTTTCCACTCATCTCTAGAAGGACTTAATGAAAGACTACCAACAAATTTAATAACATCAAACGGATTAATATTTTCTACTGAAGTTGCAAATGGTTGAGTAATTTCTGCCTCTTCAGTATAATCTAATGTAATGAAGTCGCCAGTCTTTTTATAGTTTGAATTTGATCTTGTTGTATCAGTTGCTGTTGCTCCGTCTGAATCTGATTCGATTAACTTAACAGCGTCTGTAAAGTGTGTAGGTCTTCCCTCACCCTCTGCCATATCCATAGCAATTTTATAATCGTCATTAAGAGTGTCACCAACATCGTGGCCTGTAAAGTTATCTACAATAAATCCATTTTTAAATCTATCAAACCCGTCAGCGTCTTGTATTTGTAAATTTTCTGCTGCTGCCTCTAATAAAGAAAGTTGAGTATAGTATTCAACATTTTCTATTCTTTTTTCAAGTTTACCAATATCTCTCATTGTATATCGTCTGTTATCTTGAGCATTTATTTCAACATCTTTAGGTGCAAAAGTATAAGCAGGAACATCTAATGTGTATAAATGCATAGCGTCATCTATATCACCTGGTATTCTAGGTGCCATTGATGAAGTACCTTTTAATACTTTAAAGTCACCTTTTTTAGTTATGAATATTTTATCCATTCTAGAAAGATAGTGTTCTAAATCTGAAGTTAAAAGACCACCAAATTTAGGAAAATCAACGGCTGAAGCACCTGTACCATCAAACTCTCTATTATTTCCACCAGCGTCAATAGTTGAAGCGTCATCTACTCTAGGTCTAAAGTCTAAACAATCTCTTAATTTAAATACTTCACCAGTTGTATCGGAAGTATATTCAGGAATATCTGCATAATCACCAGGATAACTATCAACACTAAAATACTCACCAGAACCGTGAGAATAATAACTATATGTAATTAATAATCTACCGGTTACAGCAATAGAGTTTTCTTTTTTAATTAATCTTCCAACATCATAGAAGTTATCTCTTTGTCCTGTATCAAGTGTAAATCTATCGGTAACATCTGTATCACCAGTTGTTGCATTTGTACTAAAGTCAGCGGCCATATGAACACTAGCAACAGCGTAAACATCTGCCTTACCTATATTAATAAAATCAGCAGTTGCAAGTGCTGAAGTTGAAACTTGTAAAGTTTGTGCTGCATTAGCAGTTTTACTTTTTTGACCAGCAACACTTCTAGCAACTGAGGTAATAACTTTAACTTTAGCGGCACCATAACCAGCACCTAAGGCAATAGTTAGTGTACCAGAACCTGTACCAGATAATTCACTTGAAGTTAGTTGAACTAAGTCTCCAACAGAACCAGTACCCGGTGCAGTTTCTAAACTAAGAACATAATCAACATCAGCAGCTGATAGGAATGTCTCACCAGAACCAGCAGATAATGAAATCGAACCAGATGATAAGTTACCTATAAATGTTCTTCTTACTGTATAGTTTGTGTCTGTTTGTAAACTGTTTGAAGTTGTTAATAATGTTTTAACAGGCGAAACTGGTAATTTAAATATCGGAACATTTTTAGTTGCCTCATTTACTTTTGCTCTATTTCTAGTTGCATTTTTAGAAGTTGCAACACCAGAACCACCAACAGCAGCAGAAATTTCTAATTTAGTATCACTCTCTATACTTTCTACAATTTTTGTAATTGTTGAACCTGCATTATCAATAAATGTAATTTGATCTCCAATAGCTAATTCACTTTGAAACTTAGTACCTGAACCAGTAACCGCAGTACCAGAGTTTGCAATCGAAATATTTCCTGTTAATGCAACCCTTGAACCATATGTTGCAGATAAATCTGTATCAGCAGTAAAATCTTCATCCGTAGTATCACTATAAAGTTGTTTTACGGAAGC